CCACTATTTTCTATACTGACACAGAAAGTGGAAAACACAACCAAATCGGGTGCGCATTGGGCCCCATCGACATTTGATTCAATGATTTACTTCCACTTCTGATATAGCACTGGTATTAAAATACACAGCAGCACCAACCCATGAAGAAGTGTGCCTAGCTCAAGCTGAAGGGAGTTACCCACATCATATTGAACAGTCGGGACTAACATCAATAAGTAATCCGTAATCGGATGAATCTCATTGATTGAAACGCCACACAGCTACCTGTATGATTATCCTGGGTTTACACCAGAACAGGTGGTCATTTCACGTAAGTCGTAGATACGGCTTAACAGAATAAGTCTCCTTTTTCCCCCGGAGGAGGATCAGAGATTAAACTGAACACTTCAGGTTTGAATGCCTGGAGCTACTTCCCCCTATAGGGACGACGGCGTGTCTCGCCTGCCGTAGTCTGTTGGATAAAATGTACGTCCAACTTTATTTTCCGCTGACCAAGCGCTCACTTCAACACCACGTTGACATGAGAAAGAGTGTAACAAAAGAAAAGCTAGCCTCCTGGGTTCACCACAACACTTACCAAATTTAATCCAATTCAGGATGAACAAGATGGCACATATGGGTACATCAGAAGTGCATTGCAAAAAAACACACACTATGAATTGTCAAGTTTGTACATCAGACTTGACTAAACTGAACTTGTTTTACAACCAAGTTGTTGCCTGACGAATCAGGAACCTAGGTCTATTCCTAGGAGGTCCCATTAAAGACCTGGTCCCCTCTAAAGAGAGTACTCGCGTAACACGTATTGTCATTCACTCAGGGTAGGAATCGTATTCAGAAGGTAGCGATCTAGCTTACTAACCAACAGTAGTCCCAGATACTTGAGAGTCTCATAATTGCTCCGTTTCAAAGGGTCTGCCAGCGTTCTCACTAGGGCTCCAATCTCTTTTCAGATCCATCCTTACTTGATGACTACCAACGTGCTTTGTCGATAACCTTGAAAAGTAGCTGATTTTGAACTTCAGATTCAGCAAAACTGAACTTGTTTTACAACCAAGTTGTTGCCCCATATAAACAGGGAACCCAGGTCAATTCCTGGGAGATCTCACATAGTGGGATCCGGTCCTCTCTAAAGAGAGTACTCGTATAACATGTATTGTCGTTCACTCAGGGTAGGATACGTATTCAGAAGGTAACGATCCAGCTTACAAGCCAGCAGTTGTCCCTAATACTTGAGAGTCATAGCTCCGTTTCAAAGGGTCTACCAACGTTCACACTGGGGTTCCAATCTCCTTTCAGTTCCATCCTTACTTGACGACTACCAACATGTTTTATCGATAACCTGTTTGCGTGCTGTTATACTCTGCACAGAGTTATGGGGATTACACATGGTATGCAGCCAAAGGAACTGCCTTTGCAGCCTTCAGCATATCAGTGATAGACTTGTCTTCCCCAAGAAAACGATCCTTCCACACAGTTCGAGTATCAATCTGCCCATTCTCAGCAACCTTAAAAAGTCGCGTTAAACTGGCAGCATCAAGTGCTCCTCCTGTCATGGAAGTCCACCACCTTTTCTGACATTCCTTATATGTGATGGAGGGTGGTGGTATCATAACTGCGTCGCAAGCATCATTAATTCTTTGTAGCAAGTCTCCAAAATATATTTTACCATGTATACTTGCTTCATATAATGCACTTTCAATGTTTTGATTGAGGGCTTCCACATCATCATCGCACTCACGAATCCAATGCAAGCGCTCCTCAATACTAGACTTATCCAGTGGCGCTTTATACACTGTAGAGATCCTCCCTCCTATGGGTAACCACCTTCTTTTAAGAAATGAAACTGAGGTGATATCCACAAAGGGAACACTCTTCTCTATAGGGTTTTTGGCATCATCTGTATATGTAACCCCAAATTGCGACAAATATGCAGCCACTGACCTTAGATTGTAATACTGAAGGAAGTTCTTATCCACTGAGACAATATTATCATCTCCATAGACAACAACCTTACAGTAAACATCAAAGTCCTTGACAGTAGCTTGAGGGCTGAGAGGGGAGTGGGACACCAAATTCATCCACGCCATTGCAAGATAGTAATAATTCACAAAGGAGTTAAATATGACTGTCATGGCAAAACCTGATGGCATTCCTTGACAGTACTGAAATAAATATTCCTTCACAATTCCCTCTCTGTGTATTATACTGCTAATAAGGGCGTGGCGTGTTCGTGCATTTTCCTCTCCATCGTTATACCAGTTGTTGACCACTTGCGTTATGGAGTGATAGATCTGAGGATCACCAATACCATCAAACTTTGAATAATCGCCTGCAAATCCTTGTGTTGACTTACTTAGGAAGGCATGCATTAGATCACTCCACTCCATGTTTTCAGGGTTAATTCCCACCTGACAAAATAACCTCGTTCTGTTAGTCATTACCATAGCGGCAAAATCGCCAAAGTATTGTCTAAACAAAATGTTGATTTCAGGAGGCAATATTGTGAAAGTTCTGGTAGCAGGGTTCTCATATATTTTTGACAACTTCCTTCTCTCATCTTTTGGGCACTCCACGGTAACCACAACTGGCGCGACTCCTTTCTTGGCGTCTCTTAGCATTCCATTGTAGCTCTCAATCAGCCCTGGGTCTTCCATTTCAAAAATTGTCTTCCCCGACGAATAAGTTCCAACTTCCTTGAACAGCCACTTCTTGCCTTCAGCACCAACAGGCTTCCTCTTTGTGTATGGCCAACCAGATGAGGTATTGAACTCGATTTGCAACCAATAATCTGATTGATCAATCCCATTGATACCAATTTCCAAGTCATTAACGTTCCGTTTTCTCAGAGTGTTATCCATCCCCTTAAGCAAATTGGACAGATGTTCTTCCACTTCTGTAATCTCATCAATTGGAAATGGTTCAATTCTGGTCCCATATTTCATGGCTGCTTCGAACACTGGATCCCACACACCAATTTTATCGTCTGACAAGCGAGGGTCACGTGCATGGAGAATAGACGGCTCAGTCTTAATTTCTCCCACAAGTCCATAAATGCGAGATTTTCTAATTGTTGTTTTGGTAGACGTCATAGCCACATCCTCTTTTCCAACTTTTCCATGACAACCCAGACTTCCTAGACTTCGCTGGATGCCACATTGCTTTGTTGCAGTTATTACCTTAGGATTTTCATGACCTATTATTGTCCCTCTGGCATCACTAGAGAGTTTCTTAATTGCGTGCCTCAGGTCCTCTTGCACAAGACACTCAGCATATCCCATCGCATGATTCGAGCTAGCGGCAACATGTATTCCCACCACTTTTCTGACCATCTTAGTAGCAGCTCTTAATATCAGTCCTCCACAGAAACCCTCCAAGGAGTACATTTGGTACCTCAATCCTGTAGTTATTGTATGGTCTGAGTTTAACATTTTGTATATTCCAGTTGGGTTCTGGGTGTCTGCTCTAATGCGCTCTATCATGTCCAGCGTATTTACATAGTTGGTGGGAAACCGAGCATTGTACTTTGTTATGGCAAAAGCACCTGGTCCATCTTGAAATCTATCCCAATCTGCCACTGTCGGTATCATATCTATCACATTTATCGCTGGTGGCACAGTGTTTCCTAAGTCCCACACTACCAAATCTTGATGTGTGTTGACCAAAGTCACCCTGTCTGACTGGAACCTTAACTTGATGCATATTGAGAACGATATAAAGTATAAATCGTCGTCCTCCTCAAGTGCTTCAATATAATGAGCTGGACAAACCACATATGTTCCGCACAACCGCATAACGTTTAGATAAGCCATTCTACCTGGAGTAACATTTAAGATTACACAACTGATCTTTGTCAGCTGATTCGCTAGAATTCCAACCATGTTTGGGTCTTTGTCCAGGCTTTTATGTCCAACTCTCACTTGTTTAATAGCAGTATGATGTGCGCCTTTAGTGGTCATGTTCTGTATGTCCTCTTTACCAGGTGAAATGCCCTTTACAACTTTGACAATCTCATTGTATTTAGCCTCATCGAAGTGAATTGTCTCTCCTGAGGCCATGTTGATAGCTTCTGAATCTTCGTCTTCTTGATCAGCAATAGCAGAAAACAACCGAAAATCAGTTGTGTATTCAGCAGGCTGAACCCCTTTATTAACAACAAATTGCTGCCATTCCTGAATTTCAGAAAGCGTATCTGAGAAGTCCTCTTGGCAGGCCATCTGTTTCAAAGCTTTAGCAAGTCGAGTTCGCCTCAAACTCCTAATCAACTTGATATGTGGCGTGTTTTCATCATAGCTCACAATATAGGACTCCTTTGTTGCGCCAGTTCTTTTCATGGGCACTCTCCTTTTGCTCATATATTTCGTCACATTCTCATCACTCACATGGCACCCTGACATCTCCATAACCAAATTCTCTTTAGGGCTTCGTGCAGACCACTGACGTCCAATTCTGACTTTTGGCAAACGTTGCCGCACGACATGTCTCGTAACTGTTCCACTTGATTCATGCGCACCACTCATTTCTGGGACAAGCTCATCAATTTCTATGTCCTCTTCACTATGTCCAGACTTTGTGAAGTGTGTAATCAGCTTATACAAACCAAACCCCATGCCAGCTAGAACTCCAAATATTGCCACGCCAGTCCCGATTGCTAAACTTGCCTTAGCAGGTTTGGACAGATTCCCAGCAAGCTTACCTTCAAATTCCTTATACCTCTGGGAAACACTCATCATATCAACTCTCATTTTCTTAGCTTGTCGCTTGTTCATTTGCAGAGTCTTAGCTCCAGCTTTAGCACCAACTGCCAGTAACAAAAGAATATATTCATGTAGCTCTATTGCCTCCTTGTAAACCTCACACTTCTCCTTCCAGGTTGTTGGATCTTTCAACGAATCACAAGTTGCTTCGACATAATGTGACAAGAACCTCGTTTTAGTTGACCCAGCTATGTTCAAAATGTTCAACCCTGTCTGTCCTTTTCCATGCAACAAATCAGCCCACGCCCCCTCTGGATTAATGTCACTCACTTTGGCATCTTCAACCAAGATATAAAACGTCGTGCCGTCATTTACAGCAACGCATCTCCTCTTTTGCAATATTTCAGGATAAATCTTTCGTATGCATGGCCAAACAAAGCAGCTGTATTGGCCTATTTGTGCTCTCTCTTGGGTAAAGAACATCTCTTCTATTTCAAGCTCAGCTTCCTGCACTTCTTCCATGGTGAACAGCTGATGGGACAAGCAAACATTATCTCCATTCACTCCACATCTCAATAAGAAAACCAGGTACAGGAAAATACTCAGAGGGTTCAAATTCTCAAACATTGTTTTCAAAGAGTGTCCATTCACCATCTTAACCTGAGTCTTGTATCTGTTTAAATCCATTTTGTGAAGCACCATGCACTTGTACACTGGAATATGTCCGCTCTCAATCAAATCTTTATGGAGACTCTGGTAGTGTAGGTCAAAGTTGCAGTCTTCACCCAAATTGCAGCCGCAAAATCTTCTTACCAAATCCTCAAAAGCTAGCACCTTACCAGTTCTCCAGCCATCTAGCCCAACTTTGCCCATCTTCTCAATCTCAGCATTCAGTTGCTTTCCTGTCAATTGCTGTTCATTGAATTTTTGAATCACTTCTGCAACTGTGGGATACAATCCATTGTGCGCTTGAGCCAAGAAATTAAATTCAAGCTCCTCATTTTCTCGATGGGTTGGCTCCTCATAATCACTTCCAGAAAGTTTGGCTACAAGTTGTTTTTGATTTTCCATATAAATAGCAGTGTACATTCTCACAAATTCCATGAAGTATGTGTAGCTCATGTTCCGCAAGTCGCCAGCTCTAAAGGGCACTTTCCCACTCAATAACCTGCTCTCAACGACGCTTATGCTTCTACCACCCTCATGTATATCTCCCACAGTGAATGTCAGACCACTAGTTGGATCATCTGGGAGCATTGGAGAATTAGGATCTCTCTCAACTGTTACTGGCAGATTTATCCTTCTATAGTACGCCTCCTTGGTTTTTATATCCCCTGTGTCATCAAGATATGTCAAATTTGTGCAAGCAACCAAGTACTTAGACAAGCAGTGCCTCCCTTTCTCTTCAACAGCCGCCATTGGAAGTGAGTATGGTCTATTTGACTTAATGCCCATGATTTCTGCGTAATCCGATAAGCTTGCAACCTTCGATATGGCACCCAGATCATCGTACACAATAACTGGCTCATGATGATAGTTGCTCCAATATGAATCTGCGCAACACCGTGTGTAAATCCTGTCCGTTTGTGGTTCCCCCATGAAGTCCAGCAGATCATTAATAATTATAGATGCAACAGTTGATTTTCCCACACCAGGAGGTCCAGTCAAGCACAAGTAAAAGGGATCAATTCTTGGAGTTTTCATTCCTTTATAACTGTAGCTGTCATTAAGCAACTCCTCACACTTCTTGCATGTATCCCTTATTATTGGCAACATTGGCACTGGCACTTTGTTTCTCTCGAGCAGCTTTGTCGTGATTTCTAGACTCTTATCATACATCAGTCGCACTCGTGTCAACTGCTCCAAGGACCCAAAAGCCTTAAACTTGTTTTCCTCCAAAGATGCCAATTTCACTTGAGCGACCCAGTCCTTAACATTAAATTCAACCAAATCCTTGAACACACTATCATCAAGAGTAGCACCCAAAAAGTTCACGGCAATGAAGCTCGTAAACTTTGAGCACATTTCTGAAATGCTCTTGTATCCTGAGGAAATGGACGTTGCAGCTCTATTCATATTGCCAAATTCAACAAATTTTTCCGCGAGAGATTTGCTCTTTTTCGCGCTGGGTATAGTTCCAATTGTAATCAGACTCACTATCGTTAGTAATACTGTGCAAACTTGTGTCACCACGTTCATGCCTCCTGACTGAAACCAGTCGGGAAAACTCTGAACTTTAGTGCGCACATTTTCGAACAGGCCTGCCAAAGAGTGTTGTCGGCATGAGTCTGATTTGGGCCATAAATTGCTCCACTTTGTAACTATCCACTGGCCTAAGCTCCACACTTTTCCAGCCAAGAATGGGCTCCATATTATCATAGCAACCACTGAGAACCTCTTGAAGAAGCTTTTCTTGCTCTTACACGCCCAAAATAATGCTGCCCCAGCTATCAATGTCAGAAGAGTAGCCCAAACATACTTCCCTTTCTTGAATTCCGTTATGGCAACTCCTGGAATACTTTCTTTACAAAGGTTCTTTAAAATCCCAATGATGCCATCCTTGTACTTGTCCAGATGCACTAGCTTTGTTTCCATACTGGTTGCTGTTCTGTTTACACTTTCAATAATAGGTGCTATCTGGGCAACTGCAGCTGCAAGTCTCTGTGCTGCCGGACCATCTTTTACGCCAAATGTGTCGTGCGTGAAGTCCATAATATCGGCAAATTTTTCACATGTCTTTCTGTTGTCCAACATTTTTGCCGTTTTTCCAAGATTACTCAAAGAGAAGCACCCGTTGGCATCACTATTAATTGTTTCCATCTGGGCTACGGCACTGAGCAAAGATTGTACTGAACCACTTTTCTTCATGTTGCCTCCCTTTGTTCCTGAGCTCCTGGCGGGCGTTTCCTTTGGCACTGCAGTTCTTAACTTGTTCAAATTGAATGGGCCCTCTAGTCTGTCTGCTGCGATAACCGGCTTCTTGATATCCATGAGTTTGTCACTATATGAGAGCTTCGTAAAGGATGCGTTTACCTTTCCTGCCTTAGGCGCAACAGTTCGCACAGAAAACTCAAAATCATCTCCCGCACAAATATCCACACTCACATTAAACTCGTCCACGCCTCTGTAATCAATGTTCAGAGTTCCGTTATAATTCAAAATCCATGACTTGGCATCAGTACCAATCATTGCTTTAGGCACAAACAGACGCGGCGTTCGAGCAGTATATGGCACCACAAATTCAAACTCGCTTTGCTCATTATAATTCCAATACTTCACATAAGCCCCAGGTGGTGGCTCCAAATTGGTAGACATAGCAAACTCTACTCCTTCATCGAGGGAACCATTTGGATCATGCCACAATCTCACGAATCCCCCAAATCTCCTTTCTTGAGAATCCACGTGCAGTCTATAACACAGCGATCCCTGCCATTGCACAAATAACTGTGAGAACCAGCTTAATAACGTGTTGTGTTGGGGAAATCCTCTATAGCTCGGCGCCACAGTAATCACATATGATCCTACCTTCTCCTGTGTTTCTTCACTTTCATCAAAATTCAGCGTCAGCAGGTGAGACCAACGCTTAAGCATATCACTAAAACCAGCCCCCACATTACTTCCAGAGCGCAGGGAGAAACCCAAACTTACTTGCGCTTTCAGCTCTCTCACATTTCTTTGAGCATGCACTCCCGTCAGATACCTGAACTCCAAGTCCTTGCCTGGTCCCATCATCACGCAAAAGTTTATTGTGTTGCTAGCATTCGAGCTCATGACCAGTGTGTCAATTACCACCATGTGCAATCGTGTAATCATGAAATTTTGAGCATATGAGGAAGTGTCAAACAAAGCATCTCTGCACACAAAGGAATCCTCTCCGATCGAATAATATGGCACCTCCAACTCAAAGGTTGTTCTTTCACCATTCAAGAGGCACATAACATTGTGATAACCACTGATTTCCTCAATCGTAAGAGTATCTTTCCTTTTTGCCACTGGTATTGCTGCCACAAGGACTCGTCCTCTTGTGAACATACTTGCTCCAAAGGTGATTGTAAATTTCAGTGAACCCCTCCAACGCGCAAAAGCATGAGCAATCACGCTAAGGGGAGTCTGTGTAACTAGTCCATCACCTATTAAGCAAGCAGTTGGGTGCACATTCAATTGCAGCAAGTTTGAACTTGATGTGGTTGACCATGACCCTGTCGCAACAACGCATCCTAATTCACCCAGATCTGTCAGCTTATCTACCAACATCTGCGAAACGACTGGTTGCTTCTTGAGAGAGTAAAAATGAAATTTCACTCCATCAAACTTCACCCAAACGTTCACAGATACTGATTGAGTTGCGGCCTGTGGTGCGTTTAAAACATTCAAGCAGCAAATCTTCAGAATACCAATGCGACCAAAAGAGTGCTCACTTCCACTCAAACAAACCGTTGACTGTGTCAGAGGATCCTCCACAGAAAACGTCGTCAAAGAAGAGCTGTGCGCCTCAATCAGAGTGCCTGGCAATCCTGTCAACTGCACCGCTGTAGCAATCCCTTGCCTTGTTGCACATCCACACGCATCCCACGCTGCAAATAAAGTACCTCCATGCATTGGTATACAGGTTGTCGAGATTCTGAATGTCAGACCTGTAGCTTTGTAATATTGGAAGTAGCTCATAATGTCATTTAAGCGAGAGTTAGTTTTCCACAAATCTTCAGGTATACTTATGTCAGAGAGAACTCTGTCTTGTCCATCTGATACCTTCCATGTGAAGCTCTTAACTAAATACTCACTTCTCACAGCGTTGTACATGTCGCTTATATTTGGATCAACCGTTTTCTTCTCACTGTCTGTGAAGGATTGTTCAATCTCATTGTTGATTATGGTTGTCCCAGACTGCTTATGTGCTCTCTCAGTTCTAATCCTCCTGCTACTCACTTTGGGTATTGGCTGTTGCTCACCTGCTAATCCTTCATTCACTTTTGAATCTTCCTGATGCTGCTCCACTGCTTCCAAGTCCTTTACCCTTTCATTCAAGGCCATCATTGCTTGCTTTATTGTCTTAATATCTCGTATGGCTTGCACTAATTGTTTCATAGCCTCACTATCCTTGGGTCCCTCATGACTTGGTTTCTTGCTCTCCAATTCCTTCAGTCTGCTCTCTATTGGTTTCAGCTTCTCCACAATTCTCTCAAAATTTGTCTGGTTCATTGCTGTAATTTTATCTATTCCTGCAGAGAGCTTCCTTATTGCATCCCTGAGCATCCCCATTCCAATTTTCGTCTCTGTCTGAAACTCTAGCACATCCTTTTGTATCTCGGGACAGCCTGCACATATCCTGGACTCGTCAACAGACGTCTTATTACCTTCTAACCACTCTGCTGTGCCTTTAGCTGCTCCCATAGCAAGATCCAAGGGCCAATCAAATACCTTGTGTAGACTGTCAACACAATGTGAGACTCCTTTCAATAATCCACCAAGAGTTTGGTTTAAACTTGAACTCCTGGTTTTATTTTGCAAGGCCTCATCCACAATATCAATAATGTCTTCATTTTCAAAGTAATCACTGACCCAATTAGATACACTAGCAGTCTCAGAATCATTCTCCTCCCTCATCAAGCGTTGGAATTCTTCATCATTAAAATCCGACTGTGCAACACACTGCGTTCTCTTAAGGTGCAATTTAATTGGGCTCATCCGTAGAGTGCCACTGTAAAATCGTTTGTGCATCTCCATAAATTCCGCATTGCAAGCTATGTTCACTCCAACCATTCCACCAAAGGACACTATTATCCCAATCTTTCCATCAGTAGAGCTCAATCTTCCGTGATACAGACACACGGTAAGGAAATGCATAAGCATTGTGCGATTCAGATATAACTCAAAACCGTACTGGTTTCGCACAACAAAGTCATGATCACACTTTTCGCTCTCCAACGGACCAACACATGGATGCTTAAGAGTCCAATCCTCACTAGTAATGGAACTATCATCAAATTCAAGCCAATTGGGTAGTTCCCTTTTAACTATGTTTACATGAACTCCGTCGACACCTGGAAAACCATTGACAGCCGCAATCACCCTTGCTGTTGCATCGTTTACTTCAATAAAATCATCTGCATAATGAGCATGTGATGCCAACCAACATCCTTGTTCCTCTCTCAGGGTGAGAAACTTCAATAATAAGATCAGCGGTATCGCGGACCTAGCGTTCGTTCCCTGGCAACTGGCGTTACATCTCGTGCACGTGGCGTTCCAATGTGCATTCTCGTCATCAAATCCGGTAATGTGTCCTCGTTGCGCGTCACTAACGCCAAAACACTCAAAAAGATGTTTAACATTGTCACACATAACCCAATCACAAGTAGCAGGGGTAGTCTTAACACTAACCCCAGCATTTGAAGAAAGCAACTCAGCATATTCACAGCTAACCCGATTATTAGTAACCACCTCTGCATCTACAACCTGATTTGAAGAAAATAAAATGGCGCTACTTAAAAGTTGCTCACCAGAACAGTGAACAAGTCGGCTAAGAGAGCGCCTATTATGAAAGTATTTATTTTGTTTTTGGAATTTGTCTAAATTGAAGAGAAACAGACAAAAAGAACAAAATCTACTACTAGAGCATACAGAAAAGCAGCCCCAATGAAGGCAAGTGCCTCCACTCCTCCAAAGAGCACGAGAATCAGGAGAAAAATGACTATCTGTGGCCAAATAAGCAGCTGTATCAGTTGCTCCCTCCAATATTCCTTTACCTCTGTCACACTCGGGACAGGGATCATCCTTATCCAAATGGAAGTCGTTGTTGCACACAGGGACCCAGTTTTGAGAATCACCAGGTTTGAATAAAGCTTCCAATGGAACACAAATGCCGGTCTCCCCAAAAGGAATATAATATCCTCCTGGAAACTTCAGATCGTGGTCTTGGTTGTTGTTGTTATGCAATTCACTTGACATCATGAAATTAAGAGGTGTTCCTTTGGCTATGATTTACTATGTGCTTGTGGTACAGTGAGATATGCGGATCCCCAAGAAGTCTACTACCAGTTTCAAACCAACTCAACGTTAGAGCAGCAGGTTACCGGCGGGTTCCTTCAACTCAACAAACTCTTGTGCCAACGCGTCTTACTGCGTATCGACTTACCGCACTTGCAACAAGAGTAATTGAATATCCAGATTAACCAGGCCGGGCCTGTCAATCCACTGGGTTCAAACTAAATGGGTCCAACATAACTATGTATTTTCCTCACAAACTAAAGTGACTTAATCCCCTAAAATAGGTTCTGTCACACCATTTCAATCATGCCTCAGGAGCGCCAAAAGGGCTTTTAGCCAGAAAACTC